GGTAAGAGCCTCTCCTATATTAAATGCACTCTTAATTTTTTCCCATATCTCAGAAAATTTTTCTTTAATATCATTCCAAGCATTTACGGCCTTGTCTTTTGCATCCGTAAACTTCTCTTTAAACCAATCACCAATAAGAGCATAGCCTGCTTTTACGTTTTCCCAATGCTCTGACATCTTATCTTTGATTCCCGAAAACGCATCAGATGCAAAATTCTTTGCGCCTTCAAATTTTTCCTTAAACCAATTTCCAACATTTGCAAAAACATTCTTTATTGCTTCCAATGCTTTTCCAAATACTTCACCCATTCCTCCAATGAGCGGGAAGAATGCCTGAAGTATTGCAGAGATGATTGAAGGAATAGCCATTATCAACCCAAGAATGATCTCAGGAAGATGTGTCACAAGTGCCACAACCAGCTGAATACATCCTTCTACCAGCTGAGGTAATGCATCCATAAGACCGTTTACAATTGATGTGATAATGGTGGGAAGGGCATCAATCAGAGCCATGATGATCGTAGGCAATGCTTCAACGATCCCTATCACTAACTGGATTACACCATCAATAAGCATATCAATATTACTTGTGAGAACATTGACAATTTCAACGATCACATCAACGATCGTAGGAATTAATTCAGGCAAAGCTTCAATTATTCCCTTTGCTATTTGCATTATGATCTGCAAGCCAGTCTCAATGAGCATAGGAAGATTTTTGATAAGCATATTTGCAATGCTTAAAACAACATCTACCAATGCCGGCATGATCTTAGGGAGATTCTGTACAATTGATCTGCCGAGACTCTCAAGAATTTTTGCACCGATATCCAATGCCTTAGGAAGTATCTCAGCAATATTGGTAATTACATTATCGATACCTTCTGAGATCTGGTTTATACCTTCATCGTAATTTCCAGCAAAGATCTCTGTAAGTCCGCTCATAACGGTCGTAAGTGAAGGTAGAAATTCACCGATCATCCCTCTCTTTAAACCGTCCATTGCAGTATGCATATCCTGCAATTGATCCTGGAATGCCGCTGCAGATTTAACGGCCTCTTCAGACAGAACACCGCCAAGCTCATGCACGCGATCACGCATTGCCTGTGTTTCTTCTGCAGAGGTATTTAAAAGTGCGCCAAGTTCTGTTGAACCACGGCCAAGCAGCTGCGTTGCGAGGTATGTTCTTTCGGTGCCCTCTTCCATGCTCTGCAGACCCGCAATTACTCTCTCAAATAATTCTTCTTGTGAAAGACTTGCGACCTCTTCTTCTGAAATTCCTAACTGTTGAAATGCCTCGTTCCCGGTCTGAGCCTGGGTCGCAAGAGCTTTCATCGCGGGCTGCAATGATTCGATGGATGCTCCACAGTGCTGCATGACTGCATCCCATTCTTGGTATGCTTCGACAGAGATGCCTAATTTCTGAGACATCTTATCAATGTTATCACCATATACGGCAACATCTCCAGCTGCATCTACAAATTGATCTGCTGCAACAAATGCGGCCGTTCCAACTGCCGCAATCGCGGTGGCACCGACTCTAGCAGATGTTGCCAGCGCAGAACCAAAACTAGATCCTGATTCTTTTGCATCAGCCAACCCCTGCTCATATTCGCTAGAGTCCAAACTTAATTTTGCAAATAATTCGAATACATTCATTAGTCATCACCTTTAAAATTCAAGCCGGCTTTTTTAATCACATCGATTGCGATCTCGTCTCCGCTTCGTGTATCAATGGCTTGAGGTTTTAAGTATTCGGAATAATCTTTTGTCAAACATTTATTTTGCGGAATCAACTGCAAACTCTTCGACATATAAATTCGGTATGTCTCATCACGATCAAATTCTTCAACTCGTGCTTCAACATACCGAATAAATGGTCTTAATTCTCTTTTGCCTCGGTATTCTCCGTAGCAGAGCCAGAAGATCCGTTGTCCGTCTTTGCCTCTTCCGCATATCCGAAAAAAGATTTAATCTCTTCATACTGTCCGATATCGGCAAGTAAAGCAATCAGGCGCATTACGATGTTTACACCGTCAATGGGATCAGGATCAATTCTCTGCATAATCTCTATTGCTTCTAATTTATGTCTCTTGAGAATTACCTTTGCGATCTCAAGCTTATTTTTGCCGGATGTGACGACTTTTTTCAGCTCATCATCCGTAAAAAGTTTAGTGAGGGGATCGATTAGATCTGCCCACAATTCAATTGCTTCATCGCCTTTGTAGTCCGAAAGTTTTTTCATTGAATTGTCCTCCGTTATGTTTTTATTTATATCAATCGGAGCAGGCTATCGGAGGACAAATCCAACAGCACCGCCCCGATGATATTGAATTAAGGTGTAGGTGCCTCTTCGACAACTACAGTACAAGTGTCAGTGTAATCGACACCATCAACAGTGATTGTTGCGGTGATGATTGCATCGCCTACAGATTCTCCACTCACAAGACCTCCGCTTGTTACATCAGCATATGTGCTTGCGCTTGAACTATAGGTAACAGTTTCTCCTGCGGGCATTGTCTGCGCGGTCAACTGAAAAGTTTCTCCTTCAGTGAGAGTGACAGCGTGCTTGTTGAGAAGAACTGCAGGAACAACCGAACCACCGCCCTGCTTGATATAGATCTCGTAAGGAACAGTATCCTGCGCTGACATCGAATAGTGACCGGTAAAGGTAAATGCAAACTGTCCCTTGCCCTTATCGGTGGACTGAATCTGAAAACCGCCGGTGTTAAGTGCATTGAGAAGATGGATCGCTACAAATCCTGCAGCATCTCCGGTATTCTTATCAGAATAATCTCCGATCCACCAGATATCTGCAAAATCGGTCTGCTCAAGATCGTTACGAGGAATGATGTGAGTCTCATCAAGCTCATCAACATCTGCTGCCGCAGCGAGAAGCTTTGCAGTTGCAGCATTGATCGTAACGAATGTACCAGAAATCGATACGTCATGGGAATCGAGTTTCTTAAGTTCCATCATATTCTTAGGGCAATTGTCAATGTCCTCTCCGAAGTCAAGGTATTCGATATTGTCCTGGAACTGAACTCCACCGGTAGTTGCGCCAAGCAGTCTGCCAATGGTTCCAGTCGCAGGCGTGAAACTCTCGGTAAGTATTCCTGCATTCAGCTGAATATCCTGAAATGCAGTTGCAGGAATCTGAGTATATTTCATTTTATTTCCTCCTGTTAATCTAAAAATTCGATCTCTACATTTAAGATAATTCGTCTGATCTGATCATCAGAATCTTCACCTAATCGCTGAGCCCAAGGTGTTCCTTTGCTTATCCACATTGCTCCATCATCATAGGGAACTAAACGACCGCCTCGAGTTATATATGCAGAAATCTCTTGTTCTTTTTTTGTAATATCAGACCAACTACTTGATCGATACCATAATGATGCGCTTAATGAGATCTTATTTCCAAAATCATCGCTTGACACTTCATATGTGATGTACGGCAAAACAGCGTCGTCTGGAACCGATGTTTCATCATAAGCTTTAAGATTAAAGCTTGACCAAAACGCGTGTAGTGCTTGTAGTTTATCCATTACAGTTTCCACTCCTCTGCACTATATTGCCGCATGTTAAGTGCTGCGCTTTCCGGTGTTTTCTTATCGTCAGAATTAGAAGTCAAACGGAAAATTTTTCCATCACTTTCTCTTCTTAAAACTGTATGATAATCAAGCTCGATGTTTTTCTTAACGGTCAACGTATAAGCGCTGGTAACTCCCATTGCCTGAGCAACTTTCATTTGAGTCGAGTTATCAAATACCATCGCACCTTTAATCGTTGCTCCATCAGTCCACACCGTTTCCTGACCGCCATATCCATCGTCGACGATCGCTTTATTTATAATTGTAAAATCTTCATACGCATTTTCAAGTAAACTCATAAAGCATTAATCCTCCTATAAGGTTTAAGCCTTGATGCATATTGATTTTGCCAAGTGGGAACAGATGATGAGCCATTCGCGGATGATCCGCCGCTCGATTTAGAATAAGAATATCCTCCAAAGCTTTCACTTTGAAAAGGTGACATTGCTGCGCTAGTTGCGCTGCCGTTAGCCGTTTGCCAAGCGCTGATCTCTTCGACAAGATCGAGAAAATCTTTAGGCACTGCCATTAACCATAATGCACCATGAAAATCCTCATCCTGCAAGTTCAATTCCTGTGTATACTTAAACACACCATCGTTGAAAACGCTTCCAACAACGCGAAAATACTGATTCTCTTTGATCTTAGAAAGAAAATCAGTGTGCGTAATTTTTCCTTCAGAAATTCGAAAATCCCCAATAAAAATGGGTTGTTCTCTGTTGAAAAAATTATTCACTTCGAGGCAAACTTCATTCAGTGTCATTTCTTCTGCTTTCCTTTTTTAGGTTTATCTGCAGGTACTTTATCAACGGGTTTTTCTTCTGCGATCACCGGTTTACCAAGCTTATTCTGATCGGAACACAATTCTGCAATTCTGTCATCGCCTGCCTCATAGCCCTCGCGGGGGAATGAATCCCCCGCATGGTACCTATGATTATTATCCCGGAGATCAACAAAGTTCACGAGAGCTTTGTACATATTATACTCCTTCTGCAAGAGTAAGTCCACTCAGATCAAAGAGCTGAATGTTCTTATGTCCTGCATTATCGGCCTGAATAACCTTAAGCTTCTGGCTGTCCTTATCAGAGATCTTGAATACTGCGTTCTTATCGCTGTCAAGAGTGACTGGAGCCATTCCGCTCGCGCTGTTGGTAAGACCAACCTTAACATTCGCATAAGTAAGACCGGATGAGAAGTTATCAAACTTGAGCGCCAGGAAATATCCATCTCCTGAGAGAGGACCTGAAGGTGAAAGACCACCATCAATGAATGCAAGCTCACCTGTGATCTTACCACCGGTAACAGCTACATCACTCTGGAAATCCGCAGGATGTAATTCAGTCCAAGGATATGAAGCGTCAGCTGCATCGGGAGCTACGGTAAGATCAGTCAGAAAAGAATCATCGATGGTTCCCTTGACTACGCCTGCAGCGTATTCAACGAGGAACTGGATGCCGTCCATGACAAGAGATTCGATCTGAGCTCTCTCAGAATTCTGAATACCGGATGCGATACCGATATATCCAAGCTCATCTGCGGTAAGGCTGAATGCATCAGCAACATCTCCGTTCATGGTGAGATAATACATGATGAAGTTCTGCTTTGCGGTAGCGATAAAGGTTCCCTGGGTGATGCGTGAACTCATAATCACGGTACCAAGTCCAAGGAAATCTTCAACATAATTCATACCGAATGCGGTCTGTACAGTGATGTTTGCTTTTCCGAGGTAATCAGCAACATCGAGGGGATTAAGGAAGTAAACTGCCTGAGCAGTATCGTCCTCAAAAAGAACCTGAAGCTGTCCCCATGCTGCAGCAAGCGCTGCCTGAAGACCTGCGCCAGTAACTTCGGTAGAACCGGTAATATCTCCGTTAAGGAAGCTGAAGAGATCTGATCTGATGCTGTTCTGTACGAGTGAAAGAAGCTTTGCATCAGTATCTCTTACTGCGGTCTGATATCCGGACTTCTTAATTGCTTCTGCAGAAACGCCCTTTCTCCACTTCTTAAGAGTGATCTCTCCAACAGGAGTCTTGGTCTGCTGAATCTCAGTGAGAGGGATGATCTCGCCTTCACCAACGGAGCCGTTATTTGCAAGCTCGCCGGTCATAGCGTAATAATACATGGTGGTACCTTCCATCATAGGAATCTTTCTGGTAACGCCGAGCACCTCAATCAATTTTGCAAGGCTATTGTGAGTGAACTGCTGCACGAAGTCGACTTCACGAATCTTCTTCAGATCTGCAGCCTTGGTAAGGTTGTCCATTGCCATATCTTTTTTTCTCCTTTATTGAATGAATAATTCTTTGTTTTCAAGCATTGCCTGCTGTCTTGCAGCAGTATCCTTGATTTTCATGATCTCGTCTTTCGACATTTTGCTGCCGCCAGTATTTCCAGGAGGAGTTGCAGTACCTGCACCTCTCTGTCCTTCGGTCACGATAAAGTCGGCCCATTCATTTTTAATTCCATCAATCAGATCTTTGGAATTCTTTACGTTGCCGTCCTTGTCAAATTCGATCTTGGACAGATCAGAAACTTTGATGATCGATTCGAATCTCTTCTCAGAAACTCCAGCTTCCTTAAGGATTTCACGATAAGCTTTCTCCTTATTAGTCTTAATTTCCCTAGCGGTTACATCAGCCTTATAGTGAGAATACTCTTCCTGAACTTCCTTGAGCTTAGCTGAATCTTTCTCAGCAGATTCGAGCTTCTTCTTTACGGATTCAAGCTCTTCGCTGTCTGCCTTATACTTCTCAGCATCGGCTTTGAAAGAATCCCTTTCCTTGGCGATTTCATCGATCGTAGCCTGATGAGCATCTATGATCTGAGAAATCTTATCGTCATCGAGTTCCATTGCCTTTAAAAACTTTCGCGTCAGTGACATATCTTATCTCCTTTGCTTCGGTGCCGTTGCTTCGGCATTAGATTTATTGATCTGGACAATGCTTTGTCCAGTAGTTCTAAGAGCATTATAATCTGGTATTGGATAAAGATAAATATAAAAAATATTTTATGCTTTAAGCGCTGCTTCAAGAATTGCCTTATACCGGTCTACATGATCAGCGGCAGCATCCCTCAAAAAATGTGACGGCTTCATACCGGAAGTCCAATGCCATTGACCTTTGGCATCCTGATACATCCAAGGTGATTGCCTGCCTTGTCCGTTGTCTGCATATTTTCCGGTTCCATATTCTACATAAGGAGCATATTCAACATTAGTTCCAATATAAACTGCCGTCTCGCCATCATCAACTGAATGTGAAACACTGTTACGCAGCCGGCCAGTATCAACTCTTGGAAATGTCGTCAGATTATCCTTAGCAAAACCTTCGGCTTCTTGTCCGATTGCTTGCATACCTAATAGTGCTTGCTCTTTTAATGCAGCAAGAACATCTGCAGAATAATCTTCAATTTGTATTTCTACTTGCGGCATATACATTTACCTCTTAATATTCAATATCAAGATCATCCTTAACATATCCCAATTCATAAGCGTCTTTATTTTCTTTAAGGCACTCATTAATGACTTCAATGACCTCTGCATCAGATCTGCCCCAGGCTAAAGGAATCATGGGAAATGCTTCTCCAAATCTTTC